ATGCTCTTGTAAGGGTACAGTGCGGCCAGTACCGTTACTTTTTTCTTGACTAGTCGCTCTTTTAAAGCACCATTTTCCAAAGCCTCAACAGGGTCGCGGTAGGTGTAAATAATTGATACTTTTCGATTTGCTTTAAGAGCTTGCTCAATTTTTTTCTCAGAAGATTCAAACTTGTTCATGTTAGTGTCGTAAACCATTTCAGCCCGCTTGACAGATTCTGAAATATTTTTGACAGCTTCAAGCGCAGTAGTTTTGCCTGCGCCTGTGCCTCCAGCCGTAAAAACAACCGTGTTGTCCATGCCTTTAGGAGTTGGGTTAGATAACTTTTCGGCGTAAAGTCGTTTTGTAAATTGACTAGCTGGTTCATGCACATTAGCAGATTTTGTTCGATCGGCTATGTAATGTGGCGACAGCTCGCGAGCTATATCTGTATTTAGAATTTTGCCGCCGTTTGTGTCTTTTAAAGCTGCGTATTCTCTACGCAACCCTTCATAATCATTATTCAAACGGTCAAAAAATTCTGCCTCTGCTGGGTCTTGTGACCGAGGCTGAATTTGCGGCAGTAACGCCGACACCCTAGTTTGATCTAAACCAGGTGTCGGTTGCGCCGCTGCCATCATGCTTGACAGCGGAACAAACATTATTGATATGCTTTGCGGTCGTGTGTGTAGCAAACGCCCATGTGCTTGCCACCATCAAACTTTTCCTTATTGCCCATTTCGGACTTGCCGCTGGGAACCATTCCTTTGTAGACATTGTGGCGGCTGGTTTTGTCAGCAGCGCCAGCATCGCCCTTCATTGAGGCGTGTGTGCCATAGCCCTTGGGTTCGCGTTTCATAACTTCCATGTTGTTACTCCAAAAATTTGAGTTTGTAAATTGTCGAGTTAATCAAGTCTGCAATCTCATCAATCAGGTTTTGCAGCGCCGTGTCTTGTGGCAACTCCTCGCGGGCTTCAGCCACAAAATTTTTCATCGCTTCCAGATATTTCACTGGATCGCTTTCCGTATGGAATTCTTCAGGAAATTTTTTAAGCTGCTCATACCGCCCCATATACGCCTCTGCGTATTGGTCAACCAGCTCAATAATCTGTTCATAATATTTCCCCAATGCTTTGTGCTGGGCATACGAATTGGTCGCCCAGTGCATGAAATGGGTCACTGTGCTGCTGTGCAACAGTTGGGCAACAAATTCAGCTACTTCATCATTCATATTGCGAATGTATCAAAAAAAGTGGGGGCGCGAAACCCCCATTAGGCAACTGCGTCAGGAATTTTAATGTCCGATGGCCATAGGTCAAGCGCCACCAGCTTATCCACCGTTTTGCGATGCGCCGCCGCCCACATCTCTTGCCGTTCTTGTTTGCTGAGGGTTTTCCCTTGGTCGATCTCGTAATGGCAGCGCAGGCATAAAGCAGCAACCAAGTTGTCATCAGCCTTAATGCCTCTGCCCTTGCCGCCGCCCCAGTTACTGTGCGCCGCCTGGATCATGTGCCCTGATCCACAAAGCTGACAATCCAGGCTTGCCACGCTTTTCAACAGTTTTGGGCTTCTGATGTACTTGTGTTTCGGAATCATTGACATGGGCTTCTAGTGTGGTGAATCGGTGGTTGTTCTTGCAGGAATAGCGCCGCCTGACCACCCCATCTTGCCGTGTTCGGGTCTCAAGGGAATGAGCATCTGCATTGCATTGTGGGCATTTCATCGGTGGGCGCTGTCCTGTGCTCGGTTGGTGGCTTCCCTAGATCGCCAAATTTCAATGTCAAGGCGGTGGCTCTCAAGCTGCCAGCGCAGGGTTTCTTCGGTCTCGATGGCCGCTGCCAGCCCTTTGATAAGCTGGACATATTCAGGGTTGGAATAAGCCTCGCGCTCTTGGTGAGTTGCCGCTTCAATGCCGTTAAGCAGCGCATCCCGCATCAACATGGCTTTTTTGCTTTTGCGGAATTCCTCAAGGTAGACTCGCTGGGCTTTTGCTTCGCCGAATGTAGGCGCGAGCTCGCGAATGGCTTGGGCGTGTTCTTCAGGGGTCACTTAATCACTCCAATCATGCGTAAAGCAGCATCAGGGCTGTCAACCCGCGCCAATGTACCCCCGCCCCAACTTTCAAAAAAGTCGCGTTGCAGGGCCGTTAAACGGCTTTTAGAGGCACTTTTGATTTCGACCAAGAACGTGTGGCCTTTGAATCCCACCAAAAGGTCAACTGGCAGGCCAATGATCCAAACATTAGCGCCAGCGGCTCGTAAGGCTGCAACAATTTGGTCTTGGTTTGCGTCAACTCGGGCGGCGTATCTCATTTTTTTAGCCTGTTCATGTCTTGGCGCAGCTGGTCAGCGGCGGCTTGTCCACGTTTTTTTGCTATGTCGGATAAGGTCATCTGCCACCACCCAGCGGCCTCCGACTTGCCCTCCTCGATCACTTTCTGCCGAAATCGCCTGATCCAGTCCCTCGCCTCGCATTCCCTCATCCATTCCCTCGATGTGTCCATCAATGTCACCTGTCATTTCCAGTGCTTTTTGAATTGTGTGAGCTGGATAATTTACCCCATCGCGCACACGATCCAATATAGCTTTTGCGTGTTCGTAATTCATCAAAATTCCTCGTCATCCATCCAATGTTTCACGGGTTTGGTGTTGGGCAACAAAGTAGCAATATCTCGCCTGGTAGCTGGTTTTTTGTCAGACCACTGGTGTTCGCTGCACTTTGGGCGCATTCCTTCCATGTGAACTGACCAACGTTTAGGGCAGCCAGGCACGGAACACATCAAATGCTGAACATCGTCAAACGCATCGTCTTTTTGTTGGGTGAACTTAGTGATTGCCATGATATTTTCCCTCCACGATTTTTGCAAAATTGCTTGGTTTCAGAATCCACTCAAGATCGGCCACAAAAGCCCGACCATCTTTGCCATTTACCCTGCCTGTCAAAAATCTCGATTTGCCAACAGACTGAAAAAACTCAGCCCACCAGTTAAGCACATCTGATGCGGTGATATTTTTTTCTTGCGCCAATTCCGCAGCCACTTCCCGCCATCTTTGGCGCAAGTATCCAGCTCGGGTTTCGTTCCAAACCTCAACCCGCCGCATTGTGGGCAAATGCTGGTGGTACAACTCAATTACTGCCTGATGATTGCATTCAGGTAACTTCTTAACTGCTGGATCAGGTTCGCCGTCAGGCGAACATATAAATGTATTTATATGGTTATTGGTTATTGGTTTATGGTTATTGGTTGCTATTGGGGTGGCATTAGGGGGGCTAATAGCCTCCCCATTGCCATCCTTATGCCACCGCTTTGCCGCCCCTTTTTTGCCATCTTCTGAAAATTTACGATATTTATTAATTTCCTCATCAGCTCTAGGATTTATAAAACCATTTTCAGTAGAAACAAAAAATTCATTGAGTACAGTCAAAACCTCTTGCTCAAAGTCCCGCAACCCTATTTGGCGAGCAATATCCCGCTGTCTAATTGGGGTTTCATGTAAGTAATAATGATCCAGCAAACGTCTGTAAGCCAAATCTTCAAGCGGTGTTAAATGATGTGTATGGGACTTGTAGTCCCCAATATGAAATTGGTAAAAATGCATTCCAAACCCCAAAAACTCACCCCCAAAAGAAACCTCGGCAGGCGGGGGTGGATCGCTTTTCGGTCTGCTCATGACTTCAGACCTAGCCGTGTTTCAAACAATCTTACATCAATAACAGTTGGTCTGGCAAGAATTGCCATAGCAACAGGTTGTACAGGTCACAGTGCGCCCATTTTGGGAATAAGTGCTGTATGTGCAAGAAGCCCAGACCATTGTGGTGCTAGCGACTAACCAAAGGGCAAAAAGTGCTTTTTTCATGTTTTCTCCTGTGTAAACCAATCAGGCCGCAAAGCTCGCAATTGCCAGACCCGTGCCTGGGGAACAGTTGCACCCCATTGGCTAATCGCTGCTCGACTGATGCCCAACTAACAATGCCAATGCCCGTGCTGACCCTGCTTTTTTTATAGCTTGCTCTTTTTCCATCTTTAGATAATAAGCTAACTTACTACCCAAAGTCAATACCCTACAAAGTTAAGGGGCTTTACAAATACCACTTGACGGGGTTGTTAAGTTGGCTTAATATTCAGCCATGCCCTAGCGAATTGCACGGGGTCTTTTAAGGAGTAAATCAAATGTCAGACACTCAATATCTCTCATGTGCCGAAACCGCAAAATTGGTGCGGGCTGCTCTCAAAGAGTCATTCCCAGGTATCAAATTTAGCGTCACTTCCAGCGTTTACAGCGGCGGCGCTTCTATAAACATCAAGTACGAAAACGGCCCAACTTGCGACCAGGTTAAGGCTGTTGTTGGCAACTTTGAAGGCAGCTATTTTGATGGCATGACCGATTACAAAGGCAGCAATTACAGCAGCATGAACGGCGTAAATGTTCGGTTTGGCGCTGACTTTATCTTTGTCAATCGGAAATATTCAATGGCGTTTTTTGAAGGTGCTGTGCAAGCAGCTTGCAAATACTACGGTTATGCAATGCCTGAATTGTGTGAAAGCAGTTTCGGCGCTTACATCGCACGGGGTTTGGATTACGAAACAGAAAGAAGAATTCTGCAAAAAGTCCAAGAAATCAGTTTGTGCGATACGCAAGCCAGCCCGACCGCCGCCAGTGTATGTTTTCTTGGTGATGACGGTTACGGCTACGGCGCAGTGGGTATGTTGGCAGCTTAATCAATCGGGGGTGCAAGCCCCCACTAAGGAGTTAACAAATGGTCATTTTTCAAATTTCTAATCCTGCACAAATTGCAACTTTCATCAATGCCGAGCTTGGTGTTGCGGCATTGGTTACCAAAGTCACCAAAGGTTTTGCGGTGACGTTGTGGGACACCGATGCCCAACTGCCTGTTGGCGGCACTCGCATTTATGGCAGTGCCATGCTGAACCCTGCAATTGAATATGCAAAAAAACTTGTCAACATTTGGGAGTAAAAAAATGAAAGTTTTTCAAAGTGTGTTTGGCTGGAAAGCAGAATCATTTTTTGCGTTGGACGATACGACCCGCATCACAATCACCACCATGAAAAGATCAGGCGGTTTGATTACCACTACCGTGCGGGGCAGCCGCAAAGAAGGTGAAATGTGGTATTGGACGGTTTGTCAAGATTACGCAATGACATGGGCAATTGGCGGCAATCGCGCAACCGAAAAATCAATTGCTACACAGCAAAAAACCGTGCTGGATCAGCTCGACAAAATCAAATCCGAGGTGGCGGCGTTCTACGCCCAACTTAGGGAAACTACCTAAACAAATTCCGTTAAGCCAGCTTATAATTCAATCATGCCCCAGCAATTTCGCACAGGGTCTTTAAGGAGAAATCAAAATGATGAACGCAAACTGGATGGTTACCCTAGCAATACACCAGCGCAAGGCTTTAATTGACCTTGGCTACACAACTCAACAAGTTAACGCCATGAGTTTGGCTGACACAACTGCAGAGTTGAAATCACTTGGCTTTAACTTCAAAGCCAATTCACCTTTTAAAAACAAAGCCCCATACAACCCTGAATTTTTGGGCGCACAGCCACCAAAAGCAGGCCAGGACTATTAATCAATGGGGCGCAAGCCCCTCTTTAAGGAACACACATGAAACACATTGAAACCCTACCCTACAACGATGCCCGCATTATGGTTGACAGTGGTCTAGACCACCTGGTCATCATCCATGACGATTTGCTTGAGGAAATGGACTGCTATTTTTGCCCAGCCACGGGCAATTTGTGGCACGCATACCTTGGGCAAGTTGACCTTTACAACGTGCTGTCATCCGCCGTGATTGACAGCCTAGAACGCGAATACAGAGCCAAATGGGAGAACGACTATGTTTGACATTGAACACTACAAAAAACCTCGCGATTGGGCGCAAATTGCGTTGTGGATCGTATCTGTTGCCGCCATCGTGGTGGTGCTTCTTGACCTTTTTATTTGGAGACCGTAATGCAAAAAATCGCAACCGCACTGGTTAAGGCACAAAAAGCCTTTGGCCCTGCCCTTAAATCTTCCACCAACCCGCATTTCAAGTCTCGCTACGCTGACCTGGCAGCCTGCGTTGAGGCTGTTATCCAAGGATTAAACGACAACGGCATAGCCTTGATTCAAAAATGCTATGACTGCAACGATGGCGTGATGGTGGAAACCATGTTTGTGCATGAATCGGGCGAAATGCTCGAGTGCGGCATTCTTCATGTGCCCGCCAGCAAACAAGACCCGCAGGGCTACGGCTCGGCATTGACTTATGCCAGGCGCTACTCACTGATGGCTGCTTGCGGTATTGCCCCTGAAGATGATGATGGCAACAGCGCCAGCCGCCGCACCGAGATTAAGTCTACGGTCAACGAAAGCCAAATTGCTGATTTGATGGCGGCAATGGATGACTGCACAACCTTGGAAGATTTGCAAAAAACCTACAAATCAGCTTATGCCGCTTGCCAAGGCGACCCAAGTTGGCAAAAACAGGTTATTGCCAAAAAAGATTTAACCAAAAACGATTGGAGACAAAATGAACGAACAAGGCACAACACAATGGTTTCAAGATCGCTGTGGCCGCGTGACGGCTAGTCGTGTGGCAGATGTGGTCGCCAAGACCAAATCAGGATACAGCGCAAGCCGTGACAACTACATGGCGCAGCTGGTCTGCGAACGCATGACGGGCACACCTGCTGAATCATTCACCAACGCCGCAATGCAGTGGGGCACAGAACAAGAGCCGTTTGCTAGGGCGGCATACGAGTCCGCTAAAGACATTTTGGTTGAGCAGGTAGGGTTTATTCACCACCCCGCAATTGATGGGTCTGGCGCGTCTCCTGATGGCTTAGTGGGGCTGTTTGGGTTGGTGGAGATCAAATGCCCCAACACCGCAACGCACATTCAAACCTTGCTAGACCAAAAAGTCCCTGAGAAGTACAACATTCAGATGCAATGGCAAATGGCCTGCACAGCCCGCCAGTGGTGCGACTTTGTGAGCTTTGACCCGCGCATGAGTGATGGACTGCAACTGTTCATCAAGCGGGTGGAATATGACCCTGTGTTGGTGGCGACCTTGGAGAAAGAAGTTATTTTCTTTTTACAGGAATTGGAAAGCAAAATTGAACAACTTAACAAACTGAAAGTGTAATCATGCAGAAATTTAAATCAATTGTGGTGGTCACAGGCACATACAAAAACCGTGATGGGCAAGAAAAGAAACGTTATCAAACCATCGGGTCGGTGTTTATGGACGACAACGAAAACCTAAAAATTAAACTAGACACCGTGCCCTTGGTGGATGGCGGTTGGAACGGCTGGGCAAATTGCTATGACCCTGAAATGCGCGAGCCGCAGAAAAAAGTCGAGCAGCACAATTTCGATGACATGGACGACAACATACCTTTTTAAGGGGGCGACATGGGACATTTAAAACAATTGTATTTTCCTGACCTTGAATTCCCAAGGGTCAGGGCAAGTGATCCGATTACATCATTTGAGGCAGCGGGCGAGGCCAAGGAGTTAGCCAGCAAACACCACAAAATGATTGTTGAAGCCCTGAAAAGCAGGGCAATGGGCAAGGATGGGATTGCCCACGCCACAGGACTGGACGGCAACCAGGTCGCCCGCAGGCTTTCCGAGCTTGCAAAGATGGGCTTTATTGAGCTGACTGGCAATAAGGTCAGGTCTAAATCAGGGCGTTCTGAGCGCGAGTGGGCTTGGGTGGGGGGCAAACATGGAACAAGAAATTAAAGGGCTAGAACAGTCCATAGAACGGCTGGAAACGGCATTAAAGCCTGTAAATGAGCAGAAGTTCTACGAAATTGTGCGAAACACTGTAATTGAGGAGGTGGCACAGCACATTGAAAAGCTGACAGGGTTTGGTCAAGACACCATTAGTAGTTTTGCAATTTATATCAGGGCAATGAAAAAATGACACAAGATGAAATCATTGAGATGGCTAGAAAGGCTGGCGTAAGAGATGACGAGAATATCTTTGAATTTAGCCAATACAAATATCTTGAACGCTTTGCCAAACTGGTAGCCGCCAAAGAACAAGACCGATGCTGTTCTATTGTTTTTGCTCAATGTGAAAGTGACAATGTGGCGCAAAGAACTGTTGATGCGATAAGGGGTAAAGTATGACTTATCAAGAATGGTGGAACAACGTGGCAAGTGCTATGCAACCATTGCCCAATGAAGACATAGAAGAATTTGCACATCGAATTACTGCACTTGCTTGGTTTAATGGTGAAAACTCTGAAAGAGATGCCTGTGCAAAAGTTGTTGATGATATTGAAGCGAGGTGTATTGCAAAAGATGTTGATGACCCGCCATTAAATATTGTTGCTAAAGCAATCAGAGCCAGAGGTGAATCATGATTGAAGTATTGAAACAGGCGCTTGAGGCGTTTGAAATAGCCGCAGAAGGTGGCGGTGTTAACTTCCACGCATACGCCGAAGAATTACGCCAAGCCATTGCAGAGGCAGGGGATAACTACCAAGGTAGTGATGCGGCTAAAGCGGCACACATGATGGACTTGTACACGGCATTGGGTGTTAGGTGGGGTGACGACCCATTTGCTGTGATTGCAAAGATGCGCTCTATTGCAGAGTTGGAAAGCCAAGAGCCTTTATGCACTGCGGCAATGTTTGATGATTGGTTTTTGGCAAAGAGTGGTCTTGATCCTAAGACACCACTCTACACCCACCCACCACAGCGCACATGGGTAAGGCTGACAGATGAGGATATTAAAACAATTTGTTCGGAAAACGGATGGGATAGTAGTTGGCAATCCTTACGTTTTGCCCAAGCCATTGAAGCCAAACTCAAGCAAAAGAACGGCTTTGCCGAGGAGAAGAACACATGATTGACCGACTCATTCTTAGTGCTGTGCTAGGCACAATAGGGTTCAATGGTTTATTTCCTGACCCGCCACCACCGCCTACACCATTGACGCTAAAGCAAAAAGCCAAAGAACGATCACTAAGCAAAGTTTGCGACAAATCACGGCGCAGCAAAACAGTTAAGGAGTTATGCAAAAAATGGGAGAAATCTTAATCACTATTGGCGTTTTGGCTTTGGGCGCAATCATTGGATTTGCTGGGCTAATTACCCTTTTTTGGATTTTTACTCAAGAATAAAATCGAGTCCCTGCCCGATCAATCACCAATGCCATCTTGCGTGCATTGGCATCATCAGTATTGGGGATAGAAATGTGCGTCCAGCCAAGCTCAAGAATAAGCTGGTCATAAGCCAAATCTGACTTGTGGATCGTTTCTACCACTTCAGCAGGGGTCATGCTTGGCACTCTAAAATCGCAAGCGCAGCCCTTGATATGCTGGCTGTTGCTGGTGCTGCCAACCGCATGGTTAACTTCAGGTGATCGGTAGCCTGAATCCACAATTATTGGCTTGCCCAACAAATCTCTGACTTGCTCTAAAAACTCAGCAAGCCTTTGCAGATTGTTTAGCGCAAAAGCTGGGGGCGTATTGTCAAACTCGCGGTGCGTAGTAAAAGTTAATTCTTCGTAACTGAAATGCTCAGTCAGTTTCATGGCCTTGCCACACCTTGAATCTTCTCAACAGTGCGTAAGCCACCCAAACCCAACAAACCGATCAAAACGGGCATCATTTCAGACAAGTCAGCAGGGCTAAGTGCAAATGGCACTTGGTGGTACACAGCAATTGCTTTTGCCATAGGCAGGCCAATCCAATTCCAAGCACAAGCAGCCCCGCAGACCCAGCCAATAAATGGCCTCCAGCCCGAAACAAACACAGATGGATTAGCCGCCTCTGCTTTGTTGATTTCCATTTGGCCAGTGATAACCGCTAGTTCACCAGATTGTTGCAACTTGAATAGTTCTAACTTGGCTTGGGCGGCCTCAGCGGGATTTGGCCACATTCGATCAATGACTTTGTTGCCAACTTCCAAAAGCAAAGAAACAGGATCAAATGCCATTTAATGCCCCTTGAACCAACTAATCGAAAATCCCACGGCGCTAGAGATAAACGACACAAACGCCATGCCAGCCCAAAACCCGCCCCGCCCTTGGTTGGCCAACGCCACTAAGCGGTCAAGCTGGTCTTCCATGCGGTCAATCTTGCGCCCCATATCATCAAAGCGGCGCTCGTAATCTTGGACTTTTTGCCAAAGAACGCCGTACTTAACTGGATCAATGTCGGGTGAGTTCATTTTTGTATTCTATTGATTTGGTGGCAATAAGTCACCCAAAGGGACAAATCGCTCTTGTGTGGCTTTCAAGGCTTTTTCTTCAGCTTTGGCTTGGCGTTTGGCTTCGCGCTTGGCCAATCGGCCTCCAATCACTTCATGCGTGACAACGGCAGGGACACCCATGCCAGCGCCGCCTGTGACAAACTCAGCGCCAGCTGCTGCGCCTTTTTGCAATAACTGTTCGCCAACCTTTGTGCCGAGCTTTTTCTCTACGTTGATTTTTTGAACCGCAGCGCCCTTGTAGCCAGTGTCTGTGGCCAAAATATGCGATGCGTTATGGTAGTCCCGCAACTTGCCCATTTCATCAGGCGTAAACAAACGATTCATCACTTCGCTGTTTGCATTCATAAAATCGGTGATTTGCTTGGGCGTTTTCTTGGCAGCTAACTGGTTTGCAAACTGCGCCTTGATTTCCGACAAAGCTGCAGTTGCAGATGGCCGCAACGCTTCGGGAACATTTTTAAGCGTGTCAATTACATGGGTAAATTGCTCAACAGGCATATCGGCAATGTTTTGTGCAATTTTCTCAATCTGCACTTTTCGGTTAATGCCTTTTGGCCCTTCAGCATCCAAAATGTTTGATATGCCTTTGGGGTTGTCCAATGTGTTTTTACGCAATTCAACCAACGCCCTTGCGTCTTTGTACAAAGGCGAACTGGTATCTAGGTTTGCAATCACATCATCATCAACCGCCCCTTTAAGGGCTTTGTGCAATTGATTGGCTTCGCGTGACCAATTCTGATTAAGCCATTTTCTAAACAATTCAGCATGGTAAGCATCTGTGGGCAAAGGGTTGCCTGCCTCGTCAATCATTCCCAATTGTTGCATTTTGACTTTGGCTGTCTTGGCCAAACGTTCAGCAGGATCGGAAATTTCGACCAAAGTGCGGTCATTCAGCTTGGACAAAATATTGTCTGCAATGACTGGCACTTCTTTAGCTTTTGCGTCTCGTTTTTTGTATATGTCTGCGGTTGCGTTGTCAAAATAGGTTTCCAAGTCCTGCAAAGGCTTAAGAATGACATTGCCGCGCTTATAAACGCTGCTTTCATCCAAACCAACAGTGCCGCCTGTTTCTTTAATTCTGTCTTCCATATACCGAGACAAACGATTTTGCTCATCGGTAAACTTGTCTTTCAAGTAATTGCCAACAGACGTATCGGTGTTGGATGTGGCGTAATTGGTTGCGCGTTCTTTGCCCTTGCCCTGAATGGCAGCCATGTCCGCTTGAAAGTCTGGCCCCATGACCCTGTTAAGGGTTTGTGCGCGAGCCATTTGTTCATCCACTGGTAACCCTGTTTCAGCGTATTTAAGCTCAGTAAATGGCGCTTCTGGCGCAGTTGGCTTGGCAGTTCCCAAAGGTTGGCCAGTTAAAGGTTCAACTGGCGGTTGCGCTGATGGTGGTGTGGGTTGAGCCGCTTCTTGCGTGGCCTGTTTTTGTCGTTCAGCAAACTGCGCCGCCAATTGTTCTTTAGTTAGAGCTTGACCAGGCACACCAGTGTCCACTGCGGCAGGGCGCACAAACTCTAAATCTTTGGCGGCTTCAGTTAATTGTTGTCCTATCTTTGTTTGTTTAGCTGCCTCTGCCACTTTTTCTGCACCTTTAACAATTGGTGCAATTACCGTTTGAGTTGCTGGTTTTGCCAAAGGAGTAAAACCCATAAGTTCAGGCATGATATTTGGCGGCAACTTTGTAGCTTCAAATCCTTTTTGCAAACCACCAAGAACAGCTTGCGCCGATGAAGTTGTGACTTCAGGCATCAAAGCTCTTTGTATATCTTCTGCTTTTTGCTGACCAATTTGAACACCCTCAGGCGTGCCAAGTTTGCCTGATTGAATAGAAGTAATAAGCCCACCAGCAGGACCTAAAACACTGCCAGCCGCACCACCAAGTAAAGTTCCACCCACTTCATAAACTGGCCTAACAATAGGTTCTAAAGCGCCAGCTGCTCTTTCGCCCACTTCGCGGCGCACATCCAATGCACCTTTAATTGCTTTACTAAGAATTTGTTTAACAGCCGTTGTAGGTTGAGTTTTAACGTTTTCATACGTTAACGGCATAGCTTTTACTTTGCCTGCCGCTTCTTCAGTAGGTGAATAACCCTCATACCCGCCACGGCCACCGCCTGCTGCGGTTGTTTGGGCTGGCTCGCTTGGCGCGGTTGATTCCCATAAATCAGCAAAATTTTCTGATGTTGCTGTAACAGGTGCGGCGGCTTGAGTAACAGGTTGTGGGACTTGTTTGATTTTTTTGCCCAAACCCATTTCACGGTTTAAAGCATCTACATCGCCCTGCAACCGCATTTTGACTTGTGGATCAGTTGCTGTGGCAAGGCGAGCTTGTGTGTCTTGCAATTCGTTTTGCAAAATCTGTGTTCGCATGGCCTCACGATCTGCTTGATTAGCGGGTTGACGAGCAGATGTTTTAACCGCTGGTTCGGTTTGATCCCAAAGTTCAGCAAATGTGGCCATTATTTAAGCACCCCCATAGAACGGGCTTTTTGAATCATTGCGGACATTCTTGCTTGCTCGGCAGGGGTCATGGCTTTGCGGGCTTTTATGACATCCTCACGGCTCATTTCTTGGAACAACCGTGGGTCAGATATTGAATCAAACTCTTGTTTGCGTTGGGCATATTGCGCCGCATCATTTTGAGCAGGCGACAAATAATTAGCCCTTGCCAGCTTCATGTTGTCAATACCAATTAACTGGTCTGCAACTTTAGCGATGCCCTCTTTCGTCATCTTATTGTTAGGGTTTGCAAATTGCGCCAAAGCCCTTGCCGCATCTGTATTGCCGCCCGCCAATTGCAGCAGAGCAGTGTTTTTCATCAATTCATCGGTAGATGCGGTTTCCAGCTTGCCAACATCCATGCCTAGCATTTGTGCAAAACTGGTTACAAGCTGTCGGCGCTCTGCGGTTGGGCCAGTGAATGCGTCAGGGGCAAGTTTTTTGATGTTTTGGAATATGCCGATTCGTTGTGGCGCTTCACGGGCTTCAGCCATCGTTCTTGGTAAATCTTCAGCAATGATATTTGCGCCGCCTTGCAAAGCCGCTGCTTGCGCTGGGGAAACATTGGTGGTCAATGGAACATTTCCACCAGCAGGGCCAATTAAACGTTTTTGTCCTGTCAATGGATCAACAACTTCTTGCGTTGGTGGCAATTGCTGGATATAAGCAGTGCCAGGCAAAACTTGGCCAGGCACATAAGGGCCAAACTGCGAAGTTGATACGACAGCACCGCCAGCGCCTGTGCTGATGGGCACACCGCTTGGTTGCATGGCTGTCAGCCTTGAGCCTTGATCTAAAGTGGACAACAATTTGTCTTTCAAAAATTGCCGAACGCCCGCTGGGTTTTTTGTTTGCTCAAGATATGGTTGAATTAATTGATCTGCTTTTTCTTTTGGAATGCCCAAAGAAGATGCTTGTTCTTCACCATATTTTTGTATGGTAGAAGTTAATTGATCTTGATTAACTGCTTGTGGATTTTGTTCAGCAGCAATAATCAACGGATTGTTAATTAAGCCAGTCAGCCTATTTGCAATTGCATTGACTTGCTTGTTCGCAAAATCCATTTGCGTTGATGCTAAATTGACTTTGCCTGTTTCAGCAGTGGTTTGCGCTGCGCTTACGCGAGGTTCTAATGTTTGTTCAGAAACTTTGCGCTCGGCAACTGCCCTTGCAACTTCTTCAGGGGTAAGCTGTTGAAGCCGTGACAATTCGGCTTGTGCACGTTGCACTTGCAAAGGGTTAAGTTGCTGTGCTTGTTGGTACTGTTGCATACCGCCAGCAAGTTGCACCATCTCAGCAAGCGACATGGGGCGTACAGGCTGAATGCCTGTTGCAACTGGTGTAATAGGTGATATGTCTGCCATATTTGTCCTTATATAGCTTTATAGGCGTTCATAAAATTACTGCCAGAAACATCGCCTGTATATGATGATGGGCCTAAATTGATTCCTCCTTGAGGCCGCATCAAGGCATACATCATTCCAGCGTTGCCAATACCCTGTAAACCACCCGCCATTGCGTTAGCCGCGCCAATCTGCCCAGCGCCCAAGGCAGAAGCCCCACCAACGCCCAAATTGGCAATGTTGGCTGCGGTGCTTTGGCCAAGCCCTTGGGTTTGCCCTTGCGCTGTTTGGCCAATCCCCGCAAGACTTGCCAATCTGTTGTAAATGTTGGTTTGTTGCGCTTGGTATGCAGGCAACGCTTGGGTCAATGTGTAATCAGTAGCAAACTTTTGACGAGCCACATCAACATTTGAGCCTGGGCTTAACACATTTGCACCTTGTCCAACTGCGCCCAGCCCTTGATTCAAAGCGAACTGGTAACCAGGCATTGCCTGTAAATCTGCCGCCGTTGGCTGTTTTGTGAAGTACGGCAACATTTCTTGAATCTTGGACAGCCCGCCATAACCAGCTTCCCTATACGGCGCTTGTTGTTTATTCAGAATATCAAACATCTCCCGTTGCTGGCGAATGCCCTCAAGGGATGCTTGGTATTGTTTTTCGGCTGCGCTGGTAGCAGCGCCTGCTTGTTTTGATGCCCCCGCGTAGCCCAAAAGTGCGCTACCGCCAATTGCTACTGCAACCCATGTCATTTGATTTCTCCTAACGTTTGGCTTATTAGCCGATTGTGAGAATCAAACAAGGCCAGATCGTCAGGCTCGATCAGTTCCTTTTCCATCTCATCTAAATCTGTCTTGTCCGTCTTGTGGATCGTAATGCCCACCGAGTCCTGAGTTGCCAATGTCACCCGCTTTGTGCCTGGTTTGCACTCAACCACATCGCCAGCTTGCAACCGCTTCATGCCGTTTTCTGTCCATGCGATTATCTCCCCAGCGGCGCATAAAAAGAAGTGGGACTGCTTATGAACTTTGCCCACAATCAGCGTTCCCGCCGACCTGAAAACCCGCCTGCAATACATCCCAGGCACAAAGAAATGCTCAGTCACCAGCTCGGCCTGCGGCATTTTGACCATTTCGGCTTGCAGCTTCTCAATCTGCTCGCGGGTCACGGTCTTGGGCAAGTCAAGGTCGTTCAAAATGTACCCCCTCCAATGCCGTTCAGGGCGGTCAAATCGGTGAATTTACCTGCCGCTGGCGTAGTTAGCCCTATGGTGGTGTTGTTGATTTCTCCACCGTTGATGATGGTGTATTGAATAGTTTGCGTCAATACTTGGGGGTTGAGCAGCCACAAAAGCCATTCCTGAGTTGGCCTGCCCGTCAGCGGCTCAACAAACCGATTTAGCGGTATGCGGATGTCAGAGCTGGGTACAGTGGCCATCAGTTATCTCCGACTGACGCTTTCATTTCAGCCGACACAATCACCGCCTTGATCGGGTCAGTCACCACTACCTCAAAAATCCTGTCCCTAGACCACCCCAATCGCCGCCAAAGGGCGCGGTTCACATAGTTTCCCTGCTTTCCGATGCTGACCCAATGCTCGTTTGACCAAGTGCTGCCGCCATCATTTGACCAGCGCAGCATGGCCTGTGGGTCTTGGCCTTGACCTAAATTAAGACCAACGCCAGGCTGGAATTGAATCTGGAAACTCTCAAAATACTGTCGTTGCAAGTCTGTGGTCAAGTGCTTGGCTCGGCGCAATCTGCGAATAGTGTCGCCAGCATCCGTGTAAACCTCGTTCTCAAGGCTGTAAATCTTGCCGTTTTCGTAATCCCCAACCAAATACATCCCTTGGAAATAGCATCCGCAATTAGACCGATGGCGGGTGTATTGAGCATTGTCAGCATCCCAATAAAGCCATTTATGCCAGCTCTGTGTTGCCAAGTCATAAACCCAAGTCAGACCATTTCCAATGCTGGGAAACGTCACCACATACATTTCATGACCTTCAATTTGGTAGGTGTAAGCCACTGCGTCTTTAGTGTATTGGTTAAGCAGGGATTGCTCAACCGCATGGGTGCTGATCCGCTGAAATGAGTATCCAGTAATCATTTCAATCGTGGCATCGCCCCGCGTATCTTGCGCCACAAATGCAAACGAATCGCCAAACCTAGCCACAGAAAACGGCGCACCACAGCCTGACTGCATCATCGTGCCTGGGACACGCTGGAATGGAAACCCAGTGATGCCAGGAATGATATTCCCCACATCTGTCCAAACCTCGGTGGTCACTTCTTTAAGCAAATAAACCTGTCGGCGATCCACAATCAAGCTCACAATATCGTCAGGATAGCCGTTGGCCGAGCCGTAATAAGCATTTGTGGACAAGCCTGAATTTAAGTCAGTGCAAGCCCAGTTATACGTTCCAGGTTGATTATAAACGTTGTACCCATCAACCGAATCCACCACATCAGCGCCTGTCCACGGGCCATCTGTGATTGGTAGCGTTGTGAATGTGTTTGTGGTGAAGTTGTAGGTGTAACGATTTACGCCATCAGCAATAAACGCAATCAAGCCAGTTGCGGTTTGGTTGTCTGAAATAGACACATATCCTGTGATCGTGGCCAATGTCCCAACCTCAGTGGCCACCATGCTGGCATTAACTTTGTAAACCTTGTTAGCCGAAACCGCAACAAAATAATCGCCGCCCGACATAGTAAACATACCGCGCACTACGCCAGCCGCAGCTAGTGATACTTGAGTTGTTAACCCTGGCGTTGGGTAAAGCGCCACAATAGCACGCTCGCCCTGTCCCTTGGTTGGGTCAATTTCAGCAAAATAGTTAATACACTCCTGATCGTCCTGATAAATCGAGGGCGTAGTGTAAGAAGTGCCAACAAAACCAAAATCAGGCATGATTTACCCTTATCTGAAGCCGCCATCCATTATGAACCCAGCGTCTTTGGCTTTGCCCATCATCAGCGAATCAGGGTATCTAGCCACTTTTGCTGGCTGCATATTGATGCGTTTAATGTTTGATTTGGCTTGCGCCGCATAGCTTGAAATCATGGCAATTTGCACTTGGTTGGCTTTGCCATACATCGGCATCATGCGTTCTGCCAAGCACCACCGCAAAGCCATGTTGTAGCCTTGCGGAAATTCAATATTGTCAGTCAATGCGCCAAAGTTGCGGAATATGGTTTGGGTAAACAAATGCAATTCGCCTTGCGCGGGGTTAGGATAAACATACACCGTACCCAGCAACTCGGCAGGCATATAGTAAATTGCCTTTGCCCAAGGGCCATTCAATTGCTTAATGCCGATACCCTCGTATTCTTCAAGGCTCAAAATGGCCACAGGGTAGTCAAGATAGCCCCCCGCCACGCTTGAACCGCCTTGCATGGTTGCCACACGCACAAACGCCGATTCAATCGTCAAAGGGCGCTCGTAATAAGCTGTGATGGTCGTGCTGGCTGCGGTCATGTACTTGTTGAGCAGATAAGTCCCTGCCTCATTGACATTGCCGCCTGCGCCTGTTTGGAACGCGACAATCTTTGTGCCTGCGGTGATGCCTGTGCCTGATAGCGTCATGCCTTGGGTGACAGCGCCAGCAGTGATGGCCGTAACTGTCAACACATTGCCCGACACCGATCCAGTGAATGTCGCCCCAACAGAACCGCCAGGGCCAAGCGTGTATTGCACAGTGTTTTGTACGGTGTTGAAAACCATTTCAGTGCGATAAAACACCATCATTGACTCTGTTGACCATTGGTCAATCATGTCATTGAGCATATCCAAAGCGTCTTGCGCTTCATCAGCCGTTGGCGATTCACCCGCCGCCAATGCGCCAATGTCCTTCATGGATCGGGTAATGATGTCAAGTGGCGTTGTCATTTTTTTCCTTAAAAAAACATTAAGAAACCGCTACTACTAGGGATAAAGTTCCAGCCTGTATTATTTCCTGAATTGATGTTGTTTGCACTAGCAGAGCTGCCAGAGCCAGTAAAAGCGTTAAAAGTTGCACCGCCAGTAGCATTGGAATCTTGAATAGTTAAATAATTTGCGTTTACAGTTCCACTTGCTTGCGAAATAGTGGCTTGTGTTCCTGCTGATGTGCTTTGCAAAGTTTTTGATGTTGTATTGATGGGATTAAACTGCCCTACACTTGAAGTAGCACCTGCTTTTAATTTCATAGTCCCCGCTTGAAAAGCAAATGTTCCAGTCGTTGTTAAAGCATCATTAAATAAAACAGTTCCACCACCAGAAACATTCATCTGCGTCACATTTACAGCAATTCCATTTGTTAAGACTGTTTGAGTTCCGCTAGTTTTTGCAAAAACAATCAGATTCCCAGTAACTGATGAAAGCGTTGCGGGAATTGTTAAGTCGCCATAAATATATGTTGCAGTTGCATTAAATGTCCCACTAAATCCCGTGAAGTTAAGATTTTGGTAAAGTGCATTTGCTGGACTTACAGTATCTGAACCAGCAGAAATGTTGAAGTTAATTGAGTTCGCTTCTGTTGTTGCGCCAACACCTGGCCCTAAAATAGTTCTTGTGCCAGTAGAGCCAGAATAGGTTGCATTGACAGTTGGTGTGCCTGATACTGTGAAATTTGTGTTTGTGTTGGTACTCCAAATGGTAGCGGCATTGCCAGTCAATGTAATGTTGCCAGTACCAAACGATATAGAACGGGTGTTGGAGTTATTGGATGACCACAGATAGCAAGTCAGCGTCTTGCTGTTAAGGTCTACTGTGCCAGCAGTGTGAACAAATCCTGTTGCAGACGTTTGGGTAAAGTTGTCAGCAATTTTGAATGTGCCGCTTGGACTATTGACCGTGATTGGCTGAGTAAAGGTAATACCCGCAGATGTGATGGTCTGTGTTGTTCCTTGTCCAGCAAACGTAATCGCCCCTGTACCAGACAAAGTTAAATTAGAAAATAAAGTTACATTTCCATAAATTGCGGGTGTTGTTGTTCCTGATGCCAACGTAAATGCGGTTGTTCTGTTAGAAACCCCATCAGCCATTTGCAATGTGCCAATCCACCAACCAAAATCCAAAGTCACAGTTCCAGCAGAACCCGCCTCTGTAAATACCGCAGTATCTTGAGCCAAAGGAAAATTATTGACTGCTGGTGCGCCATTGTTGGTCGTAGCCCAACCAGTTGCTGACCAGTTTTGAGAACCAGCCAAGTTCCAATATACAGTTTTTGCAGCAGTAAATGTAATGCCGTTATTGTTTAATCCATTACCAATTCGTGTACCTGTCCAAGTACCAGCAGAACCAGCCGCAACAATGTCTCTGAAATCAACATCAGCAAGTGTTGCAAGAGTTCCGTTTAATGTGATAGTGCGCTGTGTTCCAATAGTGTTAGAAAAAACTCCAATTCTTCTAATTGCAGTATTTGCCGCCCCTAAAGTCAGAGTGCCAGAAACTGTTTGGTTTGCGCTCAAAGAAATAAATCTTTGTCCAGTAGAATTTTTGCTTGTAAACGTCAAGTTGTTGAACGTATTTACGCCAGAAATTGTAATTGTTCCCGCCGCATTACTACTGAACGTGACGTTGTAAAAAGTCAGTCCACCACCAGCAAATGTGGGGTTTGCATTAGAACAAGTAATGGTGGATGTGCCAGCGTTAAGAGTAAGGTTTGTTGATGTTGTAAATGTGATTGGAGTAGTTGCACTCAAAGTAACTGACGAAGCATTTAAACTTATTGTTCTTGTGTTGGAGTTGCTAGAACTAATGCCAGTAACTGTCAAAGAATAATTAGATGCGCTAGTGCTGAATGTTCCGTTGGTAACAGTTAATGTTGCAGTTGATGTGAGAGCGCCACCAAGCGTCCAAGCACCACCTACGCCATCAAAAACAATAGCCACATTTGCAAGACTAATACCGTTTGTGGTGATTGTTTTGCCACTTGCAGTTGATGCAAACGTCAAAGTTGCACCAGAAGTTGTTGACCATGCAAAGTTAGTTGCTGGATTTGTCCAACTACCATACACATTCAATGCGGCAGTTGCCCCCATAGTGAGAGTCATTGCACCATCTAACGCACCACCAGCACCACCAGTAGAGAAGTCTGCACATAAAGAAGGTGAGGCAGAAGTGCCATCTACCGTGACGGTAAATGATCCTGTGCCTGTATTGGAGTTGGCATCAAAGATAACGTTATCAGCAGAAGTTGGCAAATAAGACGCATTGGGGCTGCCACCAGACGCATTTGACCAATGGTTTGTTGCATCAGACCAGTTTCCATCGCCGCCAACCCAATAGTATGTTGCCATAATTTACTTGTGCGTTTTATCTGTAACTTTTTGAAACATTTTGGTTGACGTTGCTTTATTTTGTTTTTTCATAGTTATGGATTAGGGTCAGAGCCACCAATCAAAAATCTTTGATATGGCCCATAAGTCACTGCACTATCAGGTCCTTTTGCCCAATAACTAAGTTCAACGCCAATTATCTGAATCGCATTCACATAAGTATCAGCAGCATCACCGCCAAGACGTTCAATAGCAATACTCCACCATCCAGAAAGATATGTAGTAATGTTTGAAGCAAAAATTATTTCGTGCTGTGTAATTGTGCTGGTTACAGACTGAGCTGGCGTTACTGTTTCAGTAACTGTTTGTGTAAAACCTCCAATTGCATTACTAACTGCGCGAGCAACGCCTGAAATCTTAAATACAACATTGCCTGTTGTTGATCCAACAGAGGAAAGTGTTAATCGAACGCCACGCAAATGGCCATCATTCCAATCAATAGGTACGACATTTGAAGCACTTATTCCATTAGTAACGCTTGGGTCAAATGACCACGCCCTACCAGCCGCAATAGAGCCTGGTGTTGTCATTGTTGCTGTTGTGCCATAACTTACAAATTCGCTTAGAGGGACATTGTAATAATCGTTTAATTTATACTGATGGGTCATCCAAGAACCAGCATTACGAAAATCAATCAACCGCGAAACATGGTTTGTGCGTTTACTGGCATCTGATTGGTAAATTACTTCTCCAGTTTCTGCAACGCAACAATCAATAATATTATTTTTAGTGTAATCACCAAAATATATCTTACCGCCTGCAATCAACATTCCTATGCGATTTTTTTGAGCATAAAAAGTTGGGTAGTTAGTGGTTGTTAAAAACCGAACGTGAAAACCAGTTCCACCAGAACCAGATCGAGTGTAAATTTTTGCTCTATTTACATCGCAAGAGTCTGTTGCGCGAAATGTTAAACCATGTCCATTTACAATTTCAATTTCAAGACGATCCATAATAAAAGAGGTGCAAAACGCACCCGTAACGTCACCATCTATAAATAATCCATTGCTAGAATGTGCCGCCGAATTTGCACCACAAAAATGTTCATATCCTCGGAAATAGAGTCCATTACTCAAAACACCATTTTTATCGCTAACATAGCAGCCATTTGCAACAGTTCTATAAGTTACAACATCAAATTCTGAATAAGCTGCACTAGAAATTTCTAAACCATTGGTTGCAGTATTATTTCCGTCAAAGGTAATGCCGTAAATCCCGCCACGATTGATTGCTAGTGATGTACCAGTACTCCACTCAAGCATGGTTTTTCCAGTAGTGCCCGAATCCCATTGAATAACAGTTTTCATCTGAGTTGGCGCACCATTTACAGCGTTGGTTGCCCCAAAATATCCATATAATCGGATGCCAGACGTGACCGTTAATGTATCTTTAATTAAATATGTTCCTACTGGAAAATAAACAGATGTACCTTGGCCATAAGCTATAGCCGCATTGATTGCGTTTTGAATTGCTGTTGTGTCATCAGCAACACCGTCTCCAACAGCGCCAAAATCTTTTACGCCAATATATTGTTGTAACTTAAATTGAACTGTTTGAGAATTGTAAGCAGTGCCTGTGCCACTACCAACACCCGTTGCCGTAAATATTTGCCCAACTGAGTTATAGGCCGCACCAATCGCCACAAAATTTGTATTGCCTAGTGTGGCAATCATGTAGGTATTGCCAACAACAAATGATCCCGCAGTGACTGTATTTCCTTGTTCGTAATAAATGCTTGACGCATCATTTGTTACTGCTGGTTGCGGCAATCCTGGAATGTTGTCATAGGTCGCCACCAATACATCAGCACTTGTTTGAATCACGAATTTATATGAATATTGAACGCTTAGCCAGATTTCTTGCGGTGGTCTTCCAGCAGAATCCAAAACGATTGGATTTGAATTGGCAATGCTTCCTGCTGGGGTTGTCCAAGTAGTCTGTGGTGTAGTAGTCCCAGCAGCATAAGTGTAAATTTTGCCGCCTGCCAATGGATTACCGTTGTTGTCAAAAAATTGTGAGCCAGCACCGCCAATTGGAGAAAGAGTATAAGAAGCCATTAAATTCCCTTTAATTTCCTTAGAATCCAAATACTTTGGCAACAAGCTGCCATTTGGCTGCCGTTGAGTTATAGATAAAACCAACATAATCATATTTGCCACCGCTGCTTGAAGCCGTTGGCAAATTAAGATCAGTTGAACCTTGAAACGCGGCATTCCACGAAAAAGTTTGCACACTTGTTGATGACAACCTGAAAATAAGTTTTTGACCATTAAAAGGTGTTCCTGTTGGCGCATTCATTGTTAAAGTGCCAGCAGATTGCGTATTAGCTTGCGTGGCAATATCTGTCGTGTCTGCGTTGATCGTGACTGAAGTCGCATCAGTAATTGTTACCACCCTTGGCTGAATTGTTTTATTGGTAAATGTCTCCGTTCCAGCCAAAGTCGCCAGCGTTCCAGTGGTGGGCAAAGTGACATTTGTTGATGCCGTTGCTGTCAATGTTAATGAGTATGCGCCGCTGGTCGTAAATGCGCCCGCTGTGCTGACTGCCCCGCCAACCGTGATGGTGTAAGAATTTGAAACTCCTGTGCCGCCATTGGCTGCTGGCAATAGATTGGCCGCGATCAGCTTGACCGTTCCAGAATTGTCTTTGTAATACAGCTTGCCATCGGTAATGTTGATGGCCAGCTCTGATCCCAACGTGCTATTGGTCAAATTGCTTGCAGATGGCAATTGACTAGCCGTTGAGCTGCTGTATAAAAGAATGGGGGTGTAGCCTGTCTGTGCCATTTATATGCTCGGTGTAAAAGTCTGAGGCAACCAAGGGGCAATGGATTTCAATGGTTGGTTAGCTTGGCGGTTTAGATTTGCCTCAATCAACTCGCCCGCCTCCTTTTTGACCCAGCCAATCACATCATTTTCAGTGACTTCAGCAAAGGGTATTTCCATCTGCGGCTCGGCAAAATACCACCAACCTTCGGATTCAATTGCGCCAATAGCGCACAAATACCTGGCTGCGGTAATAAGCCCGTCAGTTTCTTGAATTTCTAAGATTTTGCAATCCATCAGAAGTTACCCCCGCCTGCCCCGCCTGTGGCCGTAATCACGCCTGTGGATGGGTTGAATTTGAGTTTAGTGGATGCCACCGTGATGGGCAAGTTGCCTGTGCTGTTGGTGACGTAAGTAATGTAATAGTCTGAATTGGTGGTTGTGTTGTCAGTAACCGCCACATTGGTGGCATTGGTCGCTGTGGTGGCGGTGGTCGCCGAGCCAGCCGATCCATCAATGTTTGTGCCTGTCAGGTTAATGCTGGCGCTGGCGCGGTTTAACGCCACCGCAGTCGTGCCAATATAAACCGTGGAATTACCCAATACCGCACTTGGAATCGTTCCTGAAAGCTGTCCAGCAGGCAAACTGGTCAAATTTGCGCCTGATCCGCTAAATCCCGTGGCCGTGAAAATACCTGTGCTTGGGTTGTATTGCAGTTTGGTTGAGCTAGTGTATTCAGTGCTCAGATTGCCCGTGGTTTGGTTGGCAAACAGCGGGTAGCGAGTTGAGTTTGTGGTTGTGTCATCCGTCACCGTGGCATAAGCCGTGGGCGTTGTCCAGGTTGGGGCGCTTGTGCCGTTTGAGGTCAATACTTGGCCAGAAGTTCCCGCCGACACAAACAGAGTCGCGCCTGATGCCGACTGATAAGGCACATAACCCGCCCCGCCGCCTGCTAGATTGGTCGCTGTCCCCACAGAAACCGTGGATGCCGCCGACCACTGAGGCGCTGTGCCTGAGCTGGTCAAAATGGTTGTGCTTGCGCCGATCCCCAACTTAGATAAAGCCGTTGCGCCGCTGGCATAAAGCAAATCGCCTGCGGTATAGCTTGATTGCCCTGTCCCGCCATAGCCCGCAGCCAATGTCCCCGCCAACGTCACCGCCCCATAAGATGCGCTGCTAGGTGTTAACCCAGTGCTTCCTGCGCTGAATGTGGTCACGCCGCTTGAGCCAGCCACCGAAATTGTCCAGTTGGCTTGGGTTGAGCCGCTGAATGCGTCCACCGACACGACCATTGTTGTCCCGCTGTAAGAGGTAATTACCCCTTGCATGAATTGGGTGGGGTCTGATACATAAGCAACCCTAACCGCCGTTCCAACGGTAAACGCCACATCTGATGCGTTCAAATTGGTGGTAAATGTCTTGCTGCCTGAGCCTGGGGTGACCGAGCTGGTGCTGGTCAAGCCTTGATAACCGATGCCGATGGGCGCAACCGCCGTAGCCGTAACAATGACCCCAGGCGTTCTTGGTGTGACTGGGCTTGTGCCTGCCGCAAAGGTGGTGATTTGTATCGCTGTGTCGTTGGTTGTCCAAATCAGCTCAAGGTAATCCCCTGCGGTCAGTGCCAGCACAAAATTAACCGTGGCGATCAGGTTTCCATCCACCCCGCCATGCTTACTGGGGATTGAGAACTTGCTGTCTGTGTCTGCTAAGTCTCCAGAGCTGCCCGAATCGTTTTTCCGCAACCAAATATTTGCATCATGGACTTGGGTGTCGCTGTTGGTGAATTGGACAGAAAATGTAACACTATAAGTCCCCGTGTGGGCAAATGTGATCCGACTGCTTGACGATACGCTGATGCCGTTGTTGCCTGCGTCTGCGCTGTTCAGAGTGATTGAATAAGCCGTATTTGCTGCCGCTGCCGATTGGGTAGTGGTGTCCCAAAACGAACCCCAATAGCCTGGCAAGCCCACGCTGGTTGCCCCCGTTGACCAAGCGGGTGTGCCTGCGCCTGTGGAGGTTAAAACCTGTCCTGCTGTCCCCGCCGAGGTAAAGGCATAAGCCGAGCCTGTCCCATAAGCCACCGCGCCAGCCGTGGGCGTGGCGTTGTTGTTTGTCCCGCCGTTTGCGATGGGCAGAATGCCCGAAACATGGGTGGTCAACCCAACTTTCCCATAAGCAGGCGCAGCACCCACACCGCCCGACAGCAGCACATTGCCCGTGGCCACATCTGCCAACTGGGTCAAAGCAGTCGCCCCCGATGCAACAATCAAATCGCCCGTGGTGTAGCTTGTCAGCCCTGTCCCGCCATAAGCGGGCTGGATCGTGTTCGCAGCCCAAGTGCCTGTGGCAATCGTGCCTAGTGTGGTAATCGAGGTTTGGCCAGAATAAGTGTCGGAAATCTTGACCCCTGAGCTGCTGACATTGAGGGTCGTGCCGTTGGCCAAAACTGAAAACGTATTCCCAACCAACTGTAAACCGTTGCCAGCATAATAATTGCCAGCCGAGGAAAACTGCACCCAAGTGATCGCCGTGACCCCAAGCGTCCCGCCAGGGTCTGAGGTACACACCCAGCCCGTGTCAGCCCAAGTTGCGCCCTTTTGCACAAAAGTAAACGCCGATGGCACTTCAGCCCATGTGTTCATGTCAGCCGAGCGCGACCACCCGCTGGATGCCGCCAAATAAATCCCGTTGTCAGCTTGGTTGGTTTGATCTTTAACCAAAATCCTGTCACCAGCCGCCAAACTACCTGTCCACTCACCACCCGCTTGCGTTCCAAGCCCCGATAGTGTGATATTGCCCGTGGTTGTCCACAGGCAAGCCGCCTTGATGTTCAGCCCTTGCGCCACAGAATCAACATATTGCTTGTTGGCAATGTCCGTGTCTGCCGTTGGCAGGGTCAAAATCGTGCCTGAAGTGGTGCTTAGTGTGGTGAAAGTTGCCGCTGCTGGTGTTGTGCCGCCGATGACAGAACTGTCAATGGTGGAATTGGTGATGTGCAAGCCCGATTGATTGGGATTGACAGGCGCAAAAAAATACGACCCAGCAGGGCCGACTAAAGTGATGGGGGTGAAATCAGGCTCAGGGCCAAATATGCCCTGAACAGGGACGATATTGATCGTCTGAACGTCTGCTGGGTTGGCCATTTACTCGTAATAAACAGTAGCTGAGACAGTACCGCCAATTACAACATAAATGCCGTTTGTGCAGTTGATTCCATCGTAAAAATTGTAGTTTGTCGCAGATACAGGCGTGAAAGTATCAATCACTTTGATGCTTGTGCCTGCGGTTTCTTGGTCATAAATCGTGATGGTCGGCGTGCTTGAGGCAGATGAGACCATGATTCCCTTGACCTTGCCTTGGCTGTTCTTGATGAGCTTGGTGGCTGAAATTTGTGCGTAATTTGACATTTGAACCTCTGCAAAGATTATAAAAAAAGCCACCCCTTTTGAGAGTGGCTTTTCCCTTTTATTTCAGCAATCAATACTCGCTGAAATCGTAGCCGTACACAAAGATGTCAACAGTGCCGCCAGAAACGGCAGTGCCAACTTTCACATACAAGGTCTGTGCTGACAAGTTAGTCGTCTTAGTGCCAGCCACCACGGTTGCGTTGGTGACATAAGCAGACGATGTGTTGCTTGTCAAGGTTGCGTTGGTCACAATCTCAGTGCCTGTGCCGCCTGCGCCAGTCCAAATGGCCAAAGCGCCGCTGCTAACGTCAGTGTTAGCGTTGGTGATGGCCACATACTGCACGCAATAGGATGAGGTGTTGTTGATGGGCAGAGTGATTACTGCGTCACCCGTTGCATTCAACGACACGGCCTTGCCACTTGCCAAAAGGCGAATGGCTTGGTTGGTCGCCAAATTAGAGGGGTGAATGGTTTGAACTGATGCTGGTCCTGGATTTGCCATGATTAGATTCCTTTCAAAATTAAGATGCTACGCGGCAAGCCAACTCAGGATACAGCGGCGCCCAGCCATACAGCACATCAATACGGGTCGGAATCGAATCGTTGTTGATGGTGTACTGGCGAACCACACGCATGGACAAGCCCAGCTCTTTGTCGCTTGCACGACCAGCAAAATGGACTCCATCGGGCAGCTCAAGATCGGCTGTGGCCAATGTGAATGCGTTGCGATGGCACATGATGTTTTGCGGTGAGACTTCGCCGCTATTAGCGAACGGAGTCACAGTCGCAGTTGCGCTGGTGCTGGTCACGGTCACGTTTTGGAACTGGCCTGCGGTAATGATTGCGGGGGAAACAGTCACAGATACGCCGCCAGTGGTAGCGGTTGCTGTGGAGGTCACCACAAAGTTACGCAGCTTGTTGCCACCGTAAGCCTGACGGTTTTGGGGGTTGACAGCGTACACGCCAGCAATCTGAATCACATCGCCAGCATTCAATGTGGCGGTGGAGGATGCAGTCTTGATGGTGATAGTCGATGTTTGCGCCCAGCCAGAAGTCAACGAACCTGTGAAAGTAGCGGTGTTGGTGTTCAACGCCACGGCGTAGTTACCAAAGGTTTGGGGCACAACGTTCTGATCCATGCGCCAGTAGAGGCCAGCAGAATCACGACCCATGAGGCCGCGCTTGTATTGCTCGCTGATCTTGTCGCTTGGGTTGAACAAGCCTTTCAAGCTGTCCACAATGGTTGCGCCAGTGAAAGGCTCAACGATCATGGAACGGTTACCGTCACGGGGTGCGCCCTCAGAATCGAGATAAGCAGCAGCGTTCAAGTAGGTCAAGAGGCTGGTGGGTGGTGTGCCAGCAGTGCCAACGATGTTGGCGGTTGCGCCTTTAGCCATTGTCAGACCGTCAAAGTCGATCTTGTTGGCCACGGCTGCCACAGCGGGCTTCAACACGCGATCACTGAACATATCCAACGACAATGCCAAGTCCTGAGTGGTGAACTGGGTATCAACGTGGAATTGAGTGGTCAGCGTAACAGGCACTGATGTTTCGTTGAAATCTTCAACGTTCAAAGCAGGGCCAGTTGTACCAATGAAACGAGCAGGACGGCGAACGTTCAAAGTTGCGCCAATCTTTGCGCCAGTAACGGCGAATTGATCGTCATACTCACGGGTGATGGCATCAGCGAATACCAATTCGTTCTCAAGAACCATGAGAGCTTCGTTGGTAATCATGCTGATGGTTAACAGATTATTAGCCATTTGTGTGATTCCTTAAAAAAATTACTTGATGCGCCCTGCCAAACGCGCAGCTTTCCAAGCCTGGTAACTGCCGTGGAATTGACGGTTGTCATCCAATTCAGTCACTGGCCCGTTTGCTTGCGCCCTGATCGGTTGGATCGGGGGCGGGGCTTTCGTTGTTCTCACAGCAGGCTTTTCAGGAGTTGGGGTAGGTGTTCCCTCAAACTTCGCTTCCAGCTTTCCAATCATCCGCAGCGCACTGATGACACTTACGCCTTGCAGTTTTTTCGCTATGTCTGGGTTCTCAGCCAAGTGGTAAAGAATCTGAGGCCCAGCATCTGATTCAAAAATTGCGTCCCGCACTTCGTTGCTTACCACAACATCGGCAGACCCAACCATGTCATCAAAATCTGGCGTTTTTGCTCTAAAGTCATTTACGCGATTAGCCCAAGTCTCCATGACCTGTGCCCGTTCTTGCTCTAACTTTTGAACTGCCTCTTGCTCCTTTACTTCCCTAAACTTTTGATCCGTTTTCCACTCTGATAGAGCTTCCGCGTACTCAAACATATCTGAAAACTGCTCAGGCTTCGGTTTTGGGTCAGGCTCTGCCGCTTTGGGCGGTGCGAGCTTGGCTTCCATGTCCCTCAGCTTGTTTTCCGCTTCAATCCTAGCTTGCCGTTCACGCTCTGCTTCTTGCTTTGCGGCCTCGCGTTGCTTGGTTATCTCAGAAAATCTACGCTCAATTTTTGGATTTGGCTTGCGCTCTGAATCCTCTGCTGTTTTGCTTTCATTCGTTGCTGGCGCTGTCTCAGAATCAGTTTCCGCTGGCTCAGTGGGAGTGCTCTCAACCACTGCCTCAGTCGGCTCTTTGTTCCAACCCATCTTCTCAGCCACAAAATCGGCTTTGTTTTCGTTTGTCAACACCGTAGTAGATTGACGTTCTTTCACCTCTGACATAGGATTACCCTAAGAATTCACCCTGTGAACCTCACAGGTAAGGTTGTGGGTAATATCACCCAAAATCATTATTGCGTCAAGCCCCCGCGCACCAAAGGATTTGCGCCTGCCTCAATGTCTGTGGCGGCAATGTGCATTGCGTTGTATTGCTCTTGGTTTCTGCGGTCAATTTCTTGGTTAAGTCGGGCGGTATCCATGTGATGCAACAGCAATTCCATGATCGCTTCAATCTCAACCTTGTTTTGACTGGTCACGGCTCTGGTGTTTTGGTCGTTGACCTTAACCTCGGCCATCGTCTCGGTATTGTGCGCTTTAGCGGTCTGGCGCATCAGCTCGCGGGCGGTCTCGCCCTGCTGCTTAATCTGCTCAACGCCCTGCTTGTATTTGATGTCCAAGCCCATCGCTTGCATTTGCTGCTGCATTTGCTGGATGACTTGCTGTTGCTGGGCAAGCTGCATCTGTACTTGGGGCGGCACATCGGATTTGGGATCGATCTGCGCCAGCGGATTCATGGCCGCCAAGCGGTCGGCAATCGTGTCCGCGCCAGGGAAATCCATATTCCTGAAGAACAAGTCCCCAGCGGCTTGGAAAATCTCATTCTGTGCCATCAGCGGCATCATCGCTTCCACTGCCTGCTGGCGGCGGGTCGAGAACGCTGGGCCTGTGTCCATCACAACGTCATACTCGCCCACCGTCACATCATTTAAGACTTTTTGGATGCCCTCTGCGGTCATTTGGGGCTGGTTCAACGTCACCATGTCGGGCTGGCCATCTGCGCCAATGATTCGCACAACCCGTTGAGTATCGTAAATCTTGGGGATTAAATCCAAAATCAGCTTGCCAGTATGCCGAATGCTGCGGGTCAGGTTGTCGTAAAAATGGAAATTGCTCAAGTCCACTTGGTTTTGTTGCCCAGCCAAGGCTTTGCCTGAAATATTCCCGCTTGGCAGCTGGTTGGGGTCAACAATGCCAATGACCATCTGCAAATCAGCAGAAATGGCGGCGGCTGATTCCATGATGCCCATTGGGGGCGGTTCTGGTTGCAGGCGGGTTGGTGTCGGCGCTGGGTTGCCCTCAATGTCCTTTTGCTTGTAGCGCAGGACTGGGTAAGATTTTTGGTTGGCCAACGCCCATTCTTGCTCGTGTCCCTCGTCTTGCCCCTCGGCCAGCAGCCATTTGGCTTTGGGCGCAAGCGCCACGCTCTCAGTCATGCTGGTGCGCCAGAAGTTGTACATCCGTTGCGGGTCTTTAGCGAACCTCACCAAGCCATAGTGCTTGCGCTTATCGTCAACCGTGATGGTTGCGCCGTACATGGGGACAATGGGAATCCAGCGGTTTGGCAGGATGCGCTCGTCCAAAATTTCCATTGCGGTCATCTTGCACCAATGCACCTGCTTGCGGTAGCTTTCGCGCTCGGCAATCACCGTCAGCCCTGAAGCCGCAACACGCTCAAAAAAGTCTTTGCTGTCAGCAAACAGGGATTGTCCATTGCTTAATTGGTAGAGCTTGGCCTTGACCCGTTTGATATAGAAATACTCAGCAATCCGAATATCCTCTTTGGTCACCCAGCTGGCGGTGGTGTCGCCTGTGCTGCGCTGGGTAAAGTTTGCGCCATCGTTTGCGCCAGGATATTCTTGTCTGAACTTGCGCTTGTCAATGACCGTGGTAATCAGCACTCGCTCGGCATCTGAGCCATCAGGCAAAACGCTGTTGGGGTCAAAGTAAACCGTAAACGGGTTGTCAATGCTGTCAATGTAGATTTCTTGGTCGAATGAATCTTCCCGCACATAACGGGTGTTGACCCGCCAATAGCCCCAGCCCATGCGAACGGCGTAATCAAATGCTGTGTCGTAAGCATTATCAGCGTTGGAATTGACCTCAATGTGGCGGGTAATGCCCTCAATGATTTGGGCAATCTTGTAGTCGGCTTCGTTGTTGACAGGGTGAACTTTAATCCGTGGGCGGTTCATCCGCTGCTGGTTGGTGACCTGCCGCACATACGCATCAATCTTGTTGATGGTCAGGCAGGGTCGTGCTTCCAAGTTGCGGCTGTTTTGAATCTCAACTGGCCACTGCTCGCCAGCTGCGAATTTAATGTCGTTCAGCGCCTCAGACCGATTCATGTTGTCGGCTTCATTAACCAAGCGCCAAAACTCAATGGCATCATTGATTCGGTCATCTGTCAATGCGTCAGTAGCTTTAATCGTTGCCATAACAGTCCTTTTCCTTATTATCCCAGCCAACTGCCCGCCATTGCAATAGGCGCTTTAGGTTTGGGCTTGGGCGCTTCTCTTACCATCATCGCAATATAACGGAATGCGTCTGCGCCGTGGCTGTATTGGTCATGCCGTGGGTTTTTGCTAAACATCCCTGTGTCAGGGTCAACCTCATATCGGTAATGCCGCAGGCAAGTTAGCCCATCGGCGCAATTCTCGCGGTCAAACCACATATTGCCAAACATCGTGCGGGCGGCGTTGATGCTGTCCACCACAGGCACTTTGGGCAGCACCTTGGTCTTAAATCCTGCGTTCCTGACAATTTCCTCTATGCTGCGCCCGTTTGCCGCTAGTGTTTTATTCTCAGCGTCATGCGGTAGCCAAAGGGTATCGTAGATAAACCCCTTCTTTTGCAGCTCGCCAAGGTAGAAGTTAACCGTCTTTTGGCTGTCCTCAAGATAACTGATAAGCCTGGTCTCCATCGCCACAAACTGCACAAACCAAATGGCGGTCTGGTCGGACCAGCCCAAGTCCCACACCGCATGGACTGGCTTAACAGGGTCATAAGGCACTTTGGTGATCCTGCCATCACCCTCGGCTTTTTGTCATCTCGTTGGCAAAGATCGCCCCGTCTACGGTCTGGCGGCACATCCCTTCCCATACTTGGTTATATGCCTGCAAGTCGCGGGCTTTAAGTGCATCCTTTTCCACCTTGAGGGTTTCGGGAAACCAAGGGTTATCTGACCAGTTGATT